AACGGCACAAAACCGCCATCCAATCGGGACACAAAAAGGACAAGCCCGGACAACCATTGATAATTGTCCTTAAAAATCCGGACAAATGGACTGTCCGAAACAGGCTTCTCGGACAACGTAATCTGTCCGGATTGTTAATGTTAAAATAACACTTGCATCACTCAACCGGCTAGTCTAACTTGTAACAGTAAACAGAACACAAAGGAATCAAACGATGAAAAACCCTTGGAAAAGTTTATCACCTATCACACGCTCGTTCTTAACCGGCATGTTTGCCGCTGGCCCGGTAGTATGGGCGTGTATGGTCGCCTTCCTGCTCTTGCTAGGCGGCTAGGCAATGCAGCAAGCCCGAGTCATATTCCTCCGCTATGCTGGCACCTGTAAAGGGTGTCGCCGCTACCTAGCCAAAGGCGCGAAAGCACTGTTTAGCGGCCATATTGTGGGATGCTATGATTGCGCGGCAGAATTAAAACCAGAAAAAGGTGAGTGAAGTGAGTGCAGCGAAAGAGCGGGACAGGCTGAGAGAGGCCATGAACGGCGCGGTTGCAGAGGCGACCCGTGGCGAGGCGCTTTGCCCAATCAATAACGGTCGACAGAAGAATCTGGGCGACCCTTGCAGTCGGTGTGGTGCGGGGACTAGTGACATTTGCCAGATTATTAATAGCGCAAATGATCGCGGGCTCGAAATGATCCGCGCAGCACTCGGAGAGAACCAATGAGCAACCCAAAAGGAGAAACAACCATGACACATACACCCGGCCCTTGGATGGTCTTTGTTAGCAGAGGGGACACTGGCGGAACCTCGTTTTGCCCTCTAACCCATACTCACACCGCCGCCAGTTTCGACGCAGACGATTATTGGTGCTACGAACACGACGTCCCAAAGGATGAGGATGGCTACCCCCAATGGGACGAGAATTGCGACATCTCGGAGAGTAAATTAGCAGACGCGCATTTGATTAGCGCCGCACCTGATATGCTTGCGGCCCTGCAAAACATCCTAAACGGCATAGAAACGGGCGTTATTACTAGCGACCACGACGAAACCCTTGCCAATGCAGCCGACAATGCCCGCGCCGCTATCGCCAAAGCCAAAAAAAGGTGAGTGATATGTTTATTGAACAATACAAATACCTCGATTGCGACCCGAACAACGAGAGTGATTCGGCACGACTCCTAGTAGACCTTTCTGCATTGGAGAAAGTGCGCGGGTTGGCCCTGGCATTGGTCAGAACGATAGACGAGCAAAAACAGCGTGCGGCACATTATCACCCCACGCTAGACGCGCTAGACGACTTTAAATTGCACGTCCAAGAGTCGCTCATAGAAACGATAGATGCGGCCATCAGCGCCGGTGACGAACTGTTGAGTACAGTCGATGAACGATAAAAAACGGCTGTGCTTGCACTGCGCTTATAGCCACTGGCCGCAGCATTCAGAAGGTGAGTGCAACGCGCTAACAAATAGGCCGGTGCCAATACGCGAGGCTAGGTCCGATACTGGAATGTGCGGCCCGAACGCTGTGTTTTTCGAGGATTGCATTGCAGAGCCGTTTAAACAGGCTGGAGGCGGAACCAATGACTGACAAGCTATCAGAGTCGCGGTTGGCAGAGATTGGCAAGGCACATCAAGAGGTGTGTGACGACTTAGAGTTTAGCCTCGACAGTATGGCGGAGGCTGTTGATGCGCATAATCATCGCCTAGAACTTCTCTGCCACATAGACGCCCTGACCGCAAACGAGCGGGCGTTAAAGGCAACCCTTACTTCATGCCGCAGTCAATTTGACAAATATGTAGGGTTGCACGAGGCCAAGGGAACAGAAGACGGCAACAGGAAGGCCCAAGCGAATAAGTGTTTTGTTGAAATGATCGACGCGCTGTTGCTTCACGGCAAAGCTAGCCAAGAGGGAGGCTCCCAATGACTGACAAGCCATACACCGATCAAGAGGTTGAAATTGTCGCGGCCATCATAAAGCCGACCGTTTTTAAAGCGGAGAATAGAAGGGGCAAACACAAAGCCGCAACCGAGATGTTCCGAGAAGACTATCGAAAAATAGCCCGCGCCGTTCTCCAATCCCTTGCAGACAGAGGGAGGCTTATGCAGTGGAGGGATATAAGCACGGCTTGACGGAATGGGGATTAGAGGACGCAAGAGTCGACCGCGCACAGGAATAAGCTATTTGACTTTTTGGGTCTAACAGTACAGGGTTGCGTAATGGAAACTGAGAAAACAGTGTCTTACAATGACTTACGCGATAGCCACAGAAGGCTTGCCAATGCTTTGCGCGAAGCAAAAGAGCGCGAAGCGTTGTTGAACGAGCGCATACACTTTTTGACCCTTACGCTGGGGGAACAACAAATTGGCGTTTTTCCCTGCTCTCCAGACATGGCAGACGCATAAATTGAAACACATATTTGAAATTGCCATGAACGTCATAACTGGTGCGCGTCAAAAAGATTACGGCAAGCCGGAAGAAAACTTATCAGACATTGCAACTGGATGGACGGTTATTGCCAAGCGTGCAATTGAGACTGACGGGTGCATTACCGCAGTCCACGTTGCGCTGATGAATGATTGGCAGAAAACGTGCCGCCTTTTAAAGACTCCAGCGCATGAAGATTCTTGGGTTGATAAGGCTGGGTATACTGCGATCGGTTATGAATTAGCGAAAGACGTAAAAAGTGACGAGTCAGATATTTTGCGATTTGATATGTTGTGGCAAAACCTAGAGACAGAATCAGGAAAAAAACATGAGTGAAAAGAAGTGGAGCGATCAATTCCCTCCTGGCATTCAGCAAGAAATCAAACGCTATATGAGCTACCTTGGCACAAAAGGCGGAAGCGCGGGAAAAGGCGACTCGAAGCGCCGTGGCGATAGCGAATACTACAAAGCCATCCGCGCCAAACGCACCCTCAAAAACAAAATTAAACAAGCACAAGATGAAGCCGAGAAAATTTCTTCCGAGTGATTCTTGGGATGGCGTTAGCGATTGGCTTAAAGCACGCGGCAAACTGTCATGGTCGATTGGCGGTTATTATTATGTGCGTGACTTAGACAGTAAGAACGCACAGAAAATGCGGCGGCGAGCGTTTGTACGCTTTGTAGATGCTATGCGTATGAAAGAAGGTTTAGAGCCTTTTTTGCCTGACTCTAAGCCCGTCTCCAAATCCTCTTGCCAGCAGGAATAATCAGGCTCTTTTCGTTAAACAGTTTCTTTATTGCACGCTGTAGCGTTTTGTATCTGGTCGCCTGATTCTCATACCTGTGCATCAAAGCGTTTTGCATCTCTTGTTCTGTCGCAGTACCGGCCTTTGGTATTGCGTCTAATACATCGCGCTCGTTATCATTAAGCATAGCGGCATTGTGCTTGAGATTAGCAACAAGATCGTTCCAGGTTGCCACTAAACTCTGTATCTCCTCTCCATCCTCATCCACGCCGACATTTTTTGACTCTAATGTGAACCATTGCGTGTCCAGCTTGTCGCCGTCCTTCTGTTTAAACACTTCCAATTGTGCAGACAGAGAGTCTTTGTCAGGACGGTAACAGCCAAGAAGAAAGTCCAGGTTAGCCGTAATCGCACTACTACCACGGGGGCGCTCACTGGCAGAGTGGCCCGTGTGGTGCAGTATAATGACCGTACAGCCGTATTCTGCGCGTAGCTTGGTGTTCATGCTGCGTATGTAATCTGCGATGTCTGTGCTGCTGTTCTCGTCGCCGCTAAAGGTCTGCGATAGCGTGTCAATAACGACAAGAGACGGCGGCTCCGGCAGAGCGCGAATGGCATTAGTGAGCCGGTCGATTTCTTCTTCTACTGTCAGAAGCAGCGGCGTTATGCAGATGTTAAAATTCTCTGTTACTTTTAACCCGCGCTTTTCATGCCATGCTTTAATGCGCCGATACACACCAGCGCCACCTTCTGCTGCAACATACACAACATTGCCTTCTGTTGTTTTGCGGTTGCACCAGTTTAAACCATGCGAAACGTGCAGACCAAAGTCCAAAGCAATAAAAGATTTGAATGCACCACTGGCCCCAAACAACATTCCCATGCTGTCGGCTGGCACCAAGCCCTTAACCAGCCAGCTAATGCTACCGCTGATACGCTCAAGCTCCTCGATACCAACGAGCAAGCTGTCCTCACCGTCAATCACAGGCATACCAATAATTGGTTTGCGGTATCTCTCAGCGCCGGAAACCATACGCGGAATCTCGTTATACCGTTCTTCCCATCGTTGATATTCATTCGGCTCAGTAGGACGCACAGCAAGCATTAGCCCGCGCAAGTGTTCGACCACCGCGCCACCGCTAGTTCCTGCCTTTACCAGCTTAGAGCTTAGTTTGAGCAACGGGTCATGGTAGCTGCGATCTTGCGGCACATCGCTGGCAAGCGCCGCGATCAGTGACGCATGATCCGCGCCGGATATTTTAGCGGTTTCAGAGTCAACAACGGTGCTGTATCGCTTGATCTGCTCTAGGTCCAAGCCAAACGCACCGCAAGCGTCAGCCAAAGAATAGCGCGATTCTAGGTCCATAGACCTAGCGCGTACCGACCAGTTGTTAGCGCGTAGCTTAGTGTTTACGCCGTTGGGGAGCCTCAGATACCGGACCGCATTGTTGCCGGACTTGTCCGCTTTGATTAAGTCAGCGTCAGCCATAGCTTGCATAACAGCGTCTACTGTCTGCTGGTCTGCTGCGTCTGGATCATCCAAGTCAATTAAGATGCCCATTTGAAAATTGTTTGTGCTGGTCTCGATCAGCCAGCTAAGACTGCCAACAACGTCGTCGGGGTTAGCGTCATCTGCCACAAGCGCAAGCAGTTTTGTAAACTGTGTCTTGGTGCGTTTAAACGACCCACTATCATCTAAGCCAGCGAGCAACGCTGGGCAAAAGTATGTGTTCTGATCAGCGGCTTCATTGATTAAAAGCTGCTGCGCCGTCTTGTGTTGGTAAGATCGACCTGACCACTGTGCGTTATCAGGGCTGGTTGCGAACGCATTAACCCAGAGATATTGTCCGTCAATGATTTCGCCGCTTAGACTTTCTAAAAACTTCGCGTTGTTCATGTGGCACCTACAGCGTTAGTAAATCGTTAATCTCAATCCCTAATTTCTGTTTCTTTGCGTGCAACAATATCGCGCCAAAGTGTCGTTGCGGTATTACCCCGCTGGCACTTAGCCATCGCGTCACCGCGGAAGGCGCTATGTCTAGTACGCGAGCCGTTGCCCGAACCCCACCAATCTTATTAACGATTGAGTAGGCCGGTTCTTTTTTGTGCTTGATGTACATAATGATCTCCTTTGAGGGGCGTTATAGGTACATGAACACCAAAAATCTATCAACCCAAAAGATGAACAAATATAGTGTTGACTTTGTGGCAACAGGGGTAGTAGTTTCATCGGCCTTAACAAAAACAAACTGGAGCAAACGATGTCTTTTAATTTAAAAAGCATTCAGAAAAATACATTAAGCGGACCACCTCGCGTTATGCTGTACGGTGTCGA